ATTCAGAGAATTCGGATAAGCAAAAGGCCCGAGATTCTTCTGAAAGCAGATATGCGATTGCTAGTGTTGGTGTTAAGCAGTGTACCGATCCAATGGAAATGATGAATGCGATTTCGAATTCTCCAAAGAAGGATAAGTTTATGAATCCCGTTCGTTTGGGTAATGTTGAAAAAGGAGATATGGTAACGACAGGCCAGTTGATGCTTTCCCCAAAAGATAGAACTATGCATTATAGACCGATTTACTCTCAGATAAATGTAAGGTATAATAAGATAAACAATCCAGAAGCAAAAACATTCTTTGAGATTGTATCCTCAAAGAAGTTGCTGGGTTTTAGGGAGTGGGTTCAATCTTAATTGATTATTTTTATAATGCATGAGTTGAGAAAGTATAAATACATAATGAATTTCAAACCACACGCCGTGGTTTCGAATGAGACGCCGAAAGGGTCTTACAACTAAAACCTGCCTAATGGAGGAAAATAAACATGACAACGACAACAACCTGGCCTCGGTCCGCCTTTATTGGTTTCGATCGAGTATTCGAAGAACTTGAGCGTGCCCGCAATGGCAACTCAACTTACACAAACAACACATATCCACCACATAATGTCATTCGTATTGATGATGACAATTATGAGATCGAACTGGCAGTAGCCGGATTCGATGAATCTGATCTTGAAGTTACCTATAAGGATAACGTTCTTACTGTAGAAGGAAATAAAGATTCAAGAGAACAAGCGGAATATGTCCATCAGGGCATCTCAAATCGTAAGTTCACAAAGACCTTTAACCTCTCTGAACATATCGAGATTCGTGGAGCCGATCTAGTCAATGGTATCCTGAGTGTCCGTTTGCAGAGAGTTATACCTGAAGATCAGAAGCCTCAAATCATTAAAATTGGTTCGACAAAAAGGCGCTTCCTTCGGGATTAAAGACAACTCTAACCCCCGGCTTAAATAGTCGATAGGGTGAGGGGATTAATCCCCTTGCCCTTTATTTTTTTCTTTACAAAATGTCTGATTTGATGTAGTATTCATCTATGATTTCTAATGGTTTCTATACAAGCGTAGATCGCTTTGGTAACTCTCTTCTTTATCGTGGTTATGACGATGAAGGTAAAAAGATTCTCAAGAGAGTCAAATACCAACCAAGACTTTTTCTTCCGTCTAAAAAACCCAAGACCGAATGGACTGCTCTTGACGGAACTCCGGTTGAGCCTATCTCATTCAACTCGATGTCCGAGGTTCGTGACTTTGAAAGGACTTACAACAGCGTCGATGACTTTCAACTTTACGGAAACACTCGTCACGTTCCGGCGTTCATTCAGTCGGTCTTTCCAAACGAGATTCGTTACAATCGTAAGATGGTTGACACGGCTTCTATCGATATTGAGACTTCGTATGGTGATGGATTTCCGGATGTTCACAATCCCACAAACCAGATTCTTACGATTGCCTTCAAGAGTTCAAAGGATAAAACCTATCGAGTGTGGGGTCTCAACAGCTATGATACTGACAAGTCTCAACTAGATCTTGACATTGAGTATCGCCAGTTCATCAACGAGTCTTCTATGTTGGAGGCGTTCATTCAGTTCTGGGCAAATCCCGAGAACACTCCGGACATCATCACAGGTTGGAATACTCGCCTCTTCGATATTCCTTACATGGTTGCCCGTATGCGTTATCTTTTGGGAGAGACCAAAACAAATCTTCTTTCGCCTTGGAAAAAGATCGATCAAAGAGAGATCGTCATTCAAGGTAGAGATCACACCATCTTTGAGATCAAAGGAATTCAACACTTGGATTACATGGATCTCTTCAAGAAGTTCACGCTCAACACCTATGGCAATCAAGAGTCCTACTCTTTGAATCACATTGCGAATCTTGTTCTGGGTGAGAAGAAGTTGGACTACTCCGAAGTCGGTTCTCTTCGAGATCTTTACGATGCGAATTATCAGTTGTTCGTTGATTACAATATCAAGGACGTTGAACTCATCGAAAGAATGGAAGACAAGTTGGGGTTGATTACTTTGGTTCTGACTATGGCGTATCTCGGAGGAGTCAACTATCAAGATACTTTGGGAACGACTGCGATCTGGGATTCGATCATCTTTCGCCGTCTGGCTCGAAACAAGGTTGCGATCATGCCATCCAACAATTCCAAGTCCACAAAGTTTCCGGGCGGATACGTCAAAGATCCTCAAGTGGGAATGCATGATTGGGTGATGTCTTTCGACCTCAACTCTCTGTATCCTAATTTGATTATTCAGTACAACATGTCTCCGGAGACTTTGGTTCGTCAGTCTTGTATTTCGAATCTCACTCCGGACAAGATTCTCTCCGAAGAAAAGATCGATGTTCCAAACGACAATCTTGCGGTTGCCTGTAATGGCGCCACATTTCGTCGCGACAAGAAGGGAATCATTCCGGAGATCGTCGAGGAGCTCTATTCTCGTCGTGTGACAATCAAAAAGGAGATGTTGGAGGAGAAGACAAAACTTGAGACTCTTTCAAGGTCAAATTCTGCTGAGTATTTTCGAACACAATCAAATGTCGCTCGTCTGGAGACTCTTCAAGTCGCGATCAAGATTCTTCTCAACTCACTCTATGGTGCTTTGGGGAATCAATACTTTCGGTATTTCGATCTTCAGGTTGCGTCAGCGGTCACTCTTTCCGGTCAAACGGTTATTCGTTGGGGTGAGAAGACTGTCAACGATTATCTGTCCAAAGTTCTGGGTGATGACAAAGATCGAGTGGTTGCGATTGACACGGATTCTCTTTACATCAATGTCAATGATCTGATCGAGAAGGTAAAACCCGAGAATCCAGTTGAGTTCCTTGACAAGTTCGGTTCGGAAGTTATTGAACCTTTGCTTGAAAAGTCCTTTGGCCGTTTTGCGGAAATGACAAATGCCTACTCAAATCGAATGGTCATGAAACGCGAGGCGATTGCGGATCGTGGAATCTGGACTGCAAAGAAGAGATACATTTTGAATGTCCACAACAACGAGGGTGTTCAGTATGCAAAACCAAAGATCAAGATGATGGGCATCGAGGCTGTCAAGTCTTCGACTCCACAGGTTTGTCGTGATGCGATGAATGAGATGTTCAAGATCATTGTGACGGGCGACGAGAAGAAAACTCAGAATGCGATTGAGATGTTTCGCAAACACTTCTCGACTCTTCCCGCCGAAGCAGTTTCCTTTCCAAGAGGAGTGAGCAATGTCACTTCTTTTCGTGACTCGGAAAAGATCTATCGCAAGGGAACACCGATTCATGTTCGAGGTTCTCTTCTCTACAATCACTATCTCAAACGTCATGGTCTGGAAAAGAAGTATGAGCCTATTCGCAATGGTGACAAGATCAAGTTTCTCTATCTGCTCATTCCCAACTCGATTCAGGAGAATGTGATTTCGTTTCCGGAGACTTTACCCGAGGACTTTGGATTGAACAAGTACATTGACTACAATACTCAGTTTCAAAAAACCTTTCTTGATCCGCTTGAAATGATTTTGGATGCGATTGGTTGGAAGTCAGAGCGGGTTGTTTCGCTCGAAGATTTCTTTGTTTAACATTGACAGAAAGTAAAAATATTATGCACGAAATAAGAAAATCTGAAACAGATTATTACAAATATCGAGTCACCTTGTTAAGAGAACAGGTTGATCAACTGAAACAAAGTGTTGGATATTCTCTGCCTCCTTATATTCAACCGATTGTGAATGACGAGGAAGTTGTAGATATTCTATTGGACATTCGAGAAAATATAAATACATTTTTGAAACGATTCAATGTAGAGTAATATGTACGATTATAAAGTAAAGGTTTTGCGAGTTGTAGATGGTGACACAGTTGATGTGGATATTGACCTTGGGTTTGGTGTGTGGCTCCATAAAGAGAGAGTTCGAATAATGGGTATTGATACTCCCGAAAGCCGCACGAGCGATAAGGTTGAGAAGAAGTTCGGCCTTGCATCAAAGAAACGACTCAAAGAACTTTTAGGCCCGTCTGCCGTTCTTCGTACTCAGATCTCAAAGAGTGGAGAAGACATGAAGGGTAAGTTTGGACGTATTCTTGGAGACTTCGAGGTTGGAGATCGTATGGCAACCGAAATCCTCATTGAAGAAGGACATGCTGTTCCGTATATGGGTCAATCCAAAGATGATGTACAAGAAGCCCACATGGCAAATCGTAAAAGGTTGATTGAAGAAGGCGTTGTCGTTCTTTGAACTACGAGGAAACAGCTACAAAATATATCGAAGAAAATAAGAACCT